TGTATGCTAAAAGTCGCAAATGGTTCTAGTAATATTATAGCATAATGTTTATTCTTATGCAATATTTTTAATAACGGACATTGTTTTCAAGATTTTCTCGCTCTTCGATCATTCGTTTTTGAATATATTCTGGGGCGTTATAGAAAAATGGTTTACCATTTTCTATCGATTTACGAGCAGCCTCAACGCAATCTTTGATGTGTTGTTCATCTCCACCAATCACTAGAAAAGCAGGCTCTCCAAGATCGTCAAATATTTTAAATTTTCGCGCATATTCATCTAAGACTTCGTCGCTATACCACAAACCATAAACTCCAACTGTGTCTTCGTGGGTAAATTCATATTTTGTTTTCATTATAGTTTTGAAATCCTTTCTAATAATTCGTTAAACATACTAAAGCTTTCCGGCAAATATTTTTCATAAAGCTCGATTTCCTTTTTGTCGTCTCGAGCAGTTGCTGAAAACATTTCGGCAAAAGCCTCTGAACCGAGAAAACGCTTTTTATGATTTTCAATTTGCTCCTTACTTAATTTTACACCTCTTATCGTTTTTCTGCCATCCCAATATTTCTGCTCATGACCCATTCCGAAGACTCTTAACCCGTTACTAAACGCAGCACCACCATATAAATCAAAAATACTTGCTAAATCATTTTTTGAATAACCATTTTCAAGTTCGTTTTTAAGTTCAATAGACAAATTGTGTCGCCTATAGGCCAAATTTCTTCCTTCTTTAGTTTTTAGATACCTATTTGCTTCATCAAAAACGGTTTCACCAAGAGTTTTACCATTAGAAAGTTCAAACTTACCAGTAGCTGCATAAAATGAGCCACGCCCTGCTCGGTGATCGAAACCATGGCCGTATTCATGCAGAAAAACCTCAAATGGTTTTCTTATATCTTTCGGATTTCCAGTTGAACCATCAAATATACCAGCTATACGAACACTTACCTTATTTCCAAGCACGCTAAAGTTGTCATTCCCGAGCGGTGAATCTTTAAAAGATAGCTCGCTCGAAAATTTAGCCCAAATAGAACGATGAGTTTCTGGCATTGCGTTTAGTTTTCTGACGACTTTTTCCCTAATATCATCAGTTTTTAATGCTTCATTGAGTGAATCTTCAAGTTTTAAGCTCTTAATATCAGAATTATTAACTTTTTTAGTTGGTGGTTTTTTAATTTTAACTTCAATCTTATCATCTGCTGGTGAAATACTCGGCGTTGAAACTGGTTCGACTCTTGATATTCCGCTAACTTTTGCCCATTTTTCATAGCTCATATTTGGTGTTTCATAATTCTCGCCCGTTTTTGGGTTTCTGGCAATTCGGGTTTCTGGATCGAATTCTTCACCAAAATATGCAGCCGTTGTTGTTCGGCAAAGTGGGTGAAATGGCGGAAAGTTCACGCCTTGTTTAGCTTCAGATATTTTAAAAACTTTATGGTCTTTATGTTGGCAAATATCGCTAGTGTGGTTGTCTAATGTGGCAATAATACGGTATTTTTCAACTCCTAGTTCTTGATAAGCTTGCAGCTCTGCTGAATTGTGATAAAAAGCAGATTCGGTGCGAACAAGCCGTTCAGCATAAAATCGCCCAACATCAAAGCGTTCACGAACTTCACGGATCGTTTTTTCAGGACTTTGCCCAATTGCTACGGCTGTAGCTATTTTCGAATTGACTTGCTCGGCCAAAATGTCGGTATTTGCCCAGATACGGTTCGAAAAATGCTTTCCTTCGATTTTATAGTTCAAAATTTCCTGCACGGTTCGTGAATCTAATTTTGAAAAGGTTAAAAGTGAACCAAACTGTTTTTCGGTGTCAAAGATCGCTCGATTATATGAGTTGTTAATTGTATTCACAACCGAATTAGCCGTGATATTATTCTGTTCAATTCCAGCCTTTTTTAGTTCTGCCCAAATCTGATGATTAAGCATCTCTAATCTTGTCATTCTGAAATCGTAATTCTCCGGCAAATATTGATTCAAACCGAGCCGTTCCATTTCAGCTTTAAACCTTGCTATATTTCCGTTTGGTTCAATGCCTTGTAGTGCGAATTTATCGAAAGTTTTGTCGTTGCGGTAATAATTAGCATATAATTTCTTAATTTCACGAATCGTTCGAATTTCAGCATCAGTATAAGCGTTTTTTATGCGGTGAATATAGCTCAAAGATTGCTGTTCTTGATTTTCGAAACGGGCGGCGGCACGGTTTTGCCAATAGTCTACGGATCTAGTCTCGTTTTTTTCTCTATCTTTCATAAAAATCTTTCGAAATATATAAAATATAGATAGTCTTTATATAAAGTATCTATATTTTATATATATTTTCCGTTCTATTCTTCTACTTTTTCGTTCTGATCTGTAATTTCAGCACTATTCATTGCATTATCTGCTTCGTTTTTCTCGCTTAGCGCAAGATTCACTGTTTCTTTAGCATCTCGCACGAATGATAGCTGACTGACAAGCGTTTCGCGATCCACAAGTCCGTTTAGGTTATTGATAATCTGGCTGGTTTCAAGATCGTTTTGTGGTAGGGCTCTCTTGAAGATTACATCAATATCTTCGGTTGAAATTTTAGCCATCTTTGAACCTTTTTCAAGAAAAGTGTTATAAATTCGGAATCGTTCGAGCAAACTTCGTTCGAAATATCGCTCTTTGTCTTTGATGTGTTGTTCGAAGTCAAGGAGCTTATATAGAATCGCCACACCGCTCGAATTGCCAGCAAAGTTTTCATCGCTCATATCCGGTGTCATTGAAATCTTATGGATATCAGCTGCAATAGTTTTTCGAAGAACGTCAGCATCAGCCTCATCAATAGATTTCACGATATACTCAATTTTGGCGTCTTGTGGAATATTTGCGACCATTCGGCTGTCTTTAAGCATTGCCTGCTGTTCTGGGGTGAAATCTGTGCCATAAAACGCAAGCAGTGCGTCAACTAGTCGTTCACGGTCGATTATACGGTCAGATTGAAGAATATTGTAAGCATCAATTAACGGCAATACTGGCTCTGAATCTCCCATTCGGTCTGAACCGTTCAGATATTCAACAATCGGCACTTCACCAAATCTATGCTCGGTTCTAATATCTTTGCCAGTTTCTGGGTCACTTTCGAAATTAAGCGTTCCGCCCTTCAAAATACCTTCTTGTATGTATTCTGGTGTTAAAATTGTGATTTGATATGAATCTCTTTCAATTTTTCCGTGCGCATTGATGATTTCTTCATAAACTATAGCGAACATCTTTTTATGTTCGACTGTCGTGTCGTGAACTAAAATTATATTTCGTGGATCAATCTTTACACTTCGAACTTCTGATTCTTCGTTAGCATAAATTCTTTCGTAAGCTACACCATAAATACTGGCGTGTGTTGCGAGTTCGACATCAAGGTTTGAAATCGCTTGTTTACGGTATGAGTTATTCAAGTTCTCAATGTTTATATCTTCGCTCGAAAGATAATTAACTGGTGATCCAAGTAAATAACCAACATTAATTTTAGTGATATATCGTGCAAAATTAGTGATTGCGAGCAGTTTATTCGGTGTTTCACGTAATGTTACAGGTTTATTTGCGTAATAATCAGCAAGAATCTTAAATTTAGCTCGGTCTTGCTTGCGTTTGTCGCTTTCGATTAGGTTTTTTATCAATTTTCCTGTTATTTCTATATTTTTTGGTAAGCAATAAAATTTTTCCATATTTCCTCCTTTTGCTCTTAGAAAATTAGTGAGTTTGTGCCTGTTGAGCCTCGATTTGAATTTGTAATAATGATCGGCTCGGCTCGCGCGGTGCATTGTTCAAAGATTCCGGCCAGAATATCACACATGTCATCGTGGGCGTTTTTACCTTTGCGTTGATATCTCAGAACTTCATTAGCAGCTTCTGGCCATTTCTTCTGCCAATTCGGCGGCATAAATAAATGATTCTGTAGCCATGCGCTCGATGATAGAATACGACTTTCCTTGTTTTTAGTTTGCGTTGGTGTTTTAATAACTACTTTCGAATTTCCATTTTCTTCCAGAATCCTTTTAACATTACGCGCAAATCCACGACCACCGTTATTACTTTCAATCCTAGCAACACTCACATCGCCGGAATCCAACATTTCAGCAACAGCTTTTTCAGTAAATTCCATCGGCTTGTCGGTATAAGTAATATCTGTAATAAATACATCTTGACCGTGCTTAATGTAATTCGCGCTAGCAAGGAAGTCAGCACCTTTATCAGCAGTATCTGTGATATTTTCGACAATCCCTTCAGGCAATTCACCCCATTCCATAAATGGTTTAAATAATCGCCCAGCAACATCGATTGGTTTTTGATTGTAGTTTGCCTCCACAATATCCATATTCATCGCTCGAGTCTTTTTCTTAAAAATCTCATAGTTCAGAATATCATCGCACAGCATTTTCGGTTTACCTTTTGGAGTTTTTGTCACGGCGCGATATTCAATCACTCGTGGCTTAAACTCTTCGATAAATCGCCCAGCAAGGTCACCAGTCGCCCAGCGTGTCATCACAAGGATTATTTTCCAATCATTGCCCTCAACACGCGAGAACATCGTGTTATTAAACCAATCCCAATGTTCATCGAGCACACGTTCGTTGTAGGCTTCCTGCGAGCTTTTAATAACGTCATCGATAATGAGAAAATTCGCACCGAATCCTGTTGCTGTTCCCTTTGGGCTAGTAGCAAGATAATTCGGCTCACTCGATCCTTCCAAGCTCCACATTGAAGCAGCCGCCTCGCCATACTT